ACGCGTGTGTTAATGACTTGACAGTTGCTTCATCAACCGATAATGCCTTAATCGCACACGATAAAGTCAAAGCGTCTCCCGCGATACTTGCCACGCCTGCACCGTAAGCACGCTCGGCATAGGGCAGATTAAGATATATCACCCTCTGCCCGTATATAACTTTCGTGCCGTAAATAGAGCCGAGCATACTTACAAATGCGGCGAGTGTTCAACCGTATTGGCTGTCAGATAGATATCGTGATAGTTGTCCTTCGCTGTACTTTGTGGGATGATCTGCTTCACCCAAAACGGCGTCACGGTTCCGTTGTTTAAGTCGCCCATTGATAATGAGGCTCCCGCTGATCCGTAAGCCCCGGCAGAACCATCCGAGTCTGCGGCGAGATAAACAGTTGACGTCGCCAGCCCGTAAGATTCGATATAATCGTTAACCGAGATCGTCACGCTTTTGGCGTTGGCGTCAACCACTTCGAGAAAGATTTGCTGTTCAAGCGTTCGAGAGCCTTCGCTCGATGAGTTGCCGATGGCGTATTGCGATTGGAATATGTACTCGCCCGCGCTGCTTGCGACGATAGTTTCACCTGTTGCCGGCGTTGCCGTAAGTGTGAGCGTGCTCGTACCGGAGTTATAAGTATAATCGGTTGTTTCGGTAAGTAACTCGCCCCACGCCGTTGTTGATGAAAATTTTCGCACGTGAGACGGTGTGCCTGAGCAAAGGATTGTGTTGTCGCTGTCATTCCCTGTGAGTTTTCCAACCTCTTGTCGTATCGCATTGGTTTTCCCCACCTCTTTCCAGAATTTTAGCATTGTATCACCTCACCTTTTTATTGGTAGAACACTAATACTGTTATTTCACCCTGAGCGTTGGATAAAGCCAACGTCGTATTTGAGGCATTAAGAACGGTTGCGGAGTAATCAGTTGGTGCCGTTAGTGACCACTTAATCCATTCGTCGCCTGTAAACCCATCAGAACCCCAAACTACCCGTCTCATAAAAGCATAGTTCCCCCAACCACGCCCTTCAAGCCATCCGTCAAAAGTAATGGTTTGACCACTCGCACCGGTTCCGGTCGAAAACGTGTGTGTGAATGTTGTGGTTTTATACTCTCCCAAAAAGCGTGAGTTTATTACAACCTGAACCTGATAAGCGTTTGCCGCGGTTTGCCATTTAGCGTGTAAGGTACTGTTTTCTATCAATGTCATGTTTGCCCAAGTGCCGGGTTGGTAAGAAGCGAGGAAGCAATCAACGTACTCCGCATAATCTGTACTGGCGGTGTCAAAATTCCAGAATGTCTTAACCATCAAATCCGATTCAACCTTTATGTCAGAGATGCTTATGAAAGGCTTCAGCCGCGATTTTAATAACGGCGTCGGGAAATAAATTTTTTTACCTGTTAAAACCGGGCTCTCTGTATACACCAGCGTTTCCGCTGCCACAACGCTTAGAAAGTTGGTTAATACGTGCTCACCGTTGATATCGCCTACAATCTGCCCAAGCCCACGCTTTCCAACCATCCAACCACGGTTTTCCTTCATCGTTGATCCCGTGTGTTCTTGAACGTATATCTCGCCCGTGTTGTCATCATTTGCCATAATCTGCACCTCGTTGTTTGACCCTACATTTATTTTCTTGCCTGCTTGCATCGTAAGTGCCACCGCGAGATGATTGCCGGTGATTGAATCCGCCGCAATTTTTTCTGCTGTTACGGCGCCTGCGTAGAGTTTTTCTGTTGTAACCGCCCCCGCCCCGATCTTCTCGGCGGTGATGGCACCGGCCCCGATCTTTGCTGCCGTGATTGCGCCCGCCGCAACCTTATCAGCCGTAACGGCGCTCGCCCCAATCTTTTCGGCGGTAATGGCGCCAGCCCCAATCTTCTCGGCGATGATTGCCCCGGCTGCAATCTTCTCAGCCGTGATTGCCCCGACTGCTATCTTTACCGCGGTTACCGCCCCAACTGCTATCTTTTCCGCGGTTACCGCGAGAGCGTACAACTTATCGGTTGTTACCGCAGATGCGGCGATGTTTCCTGCGGTTACTTGCAACGCCCCGATCTTATCGGTTGTGATTGCGCCCGCTTTGATAGTACTTGCTGTAACGGCGTTAGTAGCAATCTTCCCGGCAACAATTGCCCCGGCTGCGATGTGCGCCGCCTGAATTGCAAAGGCTGCTATCTTCTCGGCGGTAACAGCGCCTGCGTAGAGTTTGGCGGTTGTAACCGCACCGGCTGCGATCTCGTTAGCCGTTACCGCGTTCGCTTTTATTTTTGCGGTGCTAATACTCCCGTTCGTGATATGCGTTTCGGTGATTTCGTTTGGGAGATCGTCGAGCTTTGTTGCGAGTTCTGCTTCTAATCCGGGGATCGTTGTTGTTTGCAACGTATCCATCTCGCCGTCAAGTGCCGACAAATCGCCTTCGAGTGCTGGTAACGTTGTGGTTTGGAGTGTGTCCATATCAGCTTCGAGGGTAGAAATAGCGCTATGCAATTCCGGAATTGTCGTGTTGGTGAGTGTGGATAACTCGCCGCCAAGATCAGACAGATCGTCCTCGAGAGCGGGGAGCGCCGAGTTAATGAGTGTGTCAAGTTCGGTGTTGAGAGTGTTCAGTTCGTCCTGCAAGTCAAGCAGATCGTAGTTTGCGAGATGATAAAGCTCCTGATCAAGTTCGGTGAGATCGGCGAGCAGTTCCGCCCGCTTCTCTTCAAGCTCTGCGAGTTGCTGCGCCACATAAGCTGCAACGTCGGACAGGTTGCTCGTTTTGTTTGTCAGGTCATAAACCTGTTGAGCAACCTCAACTGTTTGTCGAACACTCGATGGCGCGTTCACGAGTCGATCTGATAACGTCACGCTGTTGTAGATGCCTTTGAGCAGATCATACTCGTACTCTTGCACCCGAACGCTTACGTTGATCTCCTTCTGCCCGTCTTTAAGCGTCAGTGTGTCCCCGCACTCGAAAGGGATGGTTGATGTGTTCCCGAGATACACAATATCGAGGCTGTATTGGATCAGCGGAGTTTGATTTTCTTCGAGATACGCCTGCGCTTGCCCGGCGAGTTCGGTTGAGGCTTCATCCATCTGCGCTTGCGTGATATACCCTTCGAGGATAAACTTGCTCAGCAACGTCGGATCAAACGAGAGTTCCTTACCGTTCTCAAGCGTCTTGTCATACCATATCCGCTGCGTATCGGCGTTATACCCGAGAAGTTTTAGCCCCGTCGCAACCTTAACGCCATCCATCAACGCCAGAGTGCAATTCTTAACCTTCTCAACGTCCAGACCAGCCAGCGAAGAAGACACAACACAAGGCCGATCTTCCATCTCGTACTTTGTCGAGTAAGAAACGTAGACTGTACCGCCCGCTTCCGCGAACGTGATGGCCGAATATACGCCTTCGGTTTCGTCATACCCACCGATGGTATAGTCCGTATCTTTGATGAGCTTCGTACCGGTTTTGGCCAAGCCTGTGTAAACGTCAACACTTTCATACCAGTTATCATGAGCCAGATGTTGCGGGGATGTGCTCTTGGTAATTGCCTCGTCTTTGTACCACGCGCCAGCAACCCGCACGGAGTCAACGAAGAAGTTCTCTACGAGTCCGCGGAGCGACTTAACTTTAACCTCGCTGAACGCCAGAATCTTTTCAATCTCTCCAAAGGTAGCAATGCCATATTCGAGATACACGTTGCCGGTATGTTCACCCGTTGCCATATCAAATGTCGTCGGGCGTAGTGCGGTATAGAAATAGTTCTCCGGCAGATTATCGCTTGAGCCGATCGGGAATAAGCGCGTGCAAAGATTTTCGAATCCCTTACTGACATTGATCGCCTTTGTTTGCACCCCCGCTGTTATTGTGATGTTCTTGACACTCCCAATCTGGTCGGCGAACGTGACAACCGTATCATTTACCGTGAACTCAACGCCGAACGTATCGCAAATCTTTTGAAATGCAGAAAGCAAGTTATCGCCGGAGAATGAGATGTCTTTGGTATCTGTCAGCGTCGTGTTGTCCGTAAGTGTAAAGCCCGCTTGCGTTACGAGCGGCGTAATAAACCCGGATAATAACGTCGAAACATCTACATCGAAGAAGTCGAATGTGTCATCGTAGGTTGGCGGCGTTTGGAAGTATTTGTCAATCACCGCAAATCGGTTGAACCGATAGGAGATGTGCTGAGCTGAGAATTTGTTCTCTTCCTGCCCAGTAACCTCGAAGGTCATCGTCGTTGTGCCTTTTTTCGCTACGAGTATATCCTGCGGTTGCAAGCGTTCAAGTGTTTCGCCCTCAAGAATAAACACCCCGAGGAACGATCGCTTGAGTACGAGCGTTTTTACTTCCGCTTTCTTAAGCAGTTCACCATCACGCCAAATCTCTATCATAATTATCCCTCGATGTCCGTGTACGGCAACAACGGATCAAGTTGCGCCGTTGTCATGTTTTGTAAGCCGAGCGGGAGCAGGTCATACACGCAAACCGCATCAGCTTGAAACGTGCCGATCTTGCCCGCTTCCGCGTTGAGCCCGATCTCTATCCCAACGTTCGAGCACGTAACCGGTATCTCTTGCTTTAGCAAGAATCGGGTAAAAGAAAACGTTGCAACTGCCACCGTTGAATAGCTCGTACTTCCGTCTACGATTAGTTTTAGGTAGGGCGTGTTCACAGAAGTGTGCCCGGTTGCCTTCTTAATATAGGCGGCGATAAACAGTGTCGTGCCCGGGTAAACCGGAACGCCTTCTTGGTATATCTTGATGTTGCGGGTTTCAGCGCCGGTGTTGTTTAGATAGAGTCGTTGCGAATACGTTCCGAGATACGGGTCTTTAAGAAACGCTCGCGAGTAATTGTCTTTGAGCCATCCGTTCGCCAGCCCGTCGGAATCCGAGTCGAGCTCGAAGTTTCCGTGGAAAAGGAGGTTCTGAGGCACGTAGGAAGGCGACGTCGTCCCGTCGAAGAAGAACGGGTTGTAAGCGGTAAATGCCGCCTGAACCTCGTACACGTGCGAGTAGAACGGTGCCGTGACGTGTGTATAGCTGGCGGTCTCGCCGGTTGCAAGACGAACGTATATTCCCTTCCCGCTGTCCGGGAACACGAGCGCTTTATCCGCTGAGAATGCCGACGAAAACAAGCGGAGAAGTCCTTCCGCTTTTTCGAGAGCACCCGTCGCTGTTGTGTCGTACACATAGCCGGATATATCAATCTTTCGTGGTTTCCACTTTTGATATAGTACCGTTTCACCCGGCACCCGCGGAAAACTGATCGTTTCGGCTTCTATCGGCGGCATACCACGTCCAGTTACCTTTGACGCGATAAAATTGTACTGAGCCTTCAAGTCCACGCTGTCAAACACAAGTCCCATATCTACCACCCCAACGCCTTGAGATATTCGTTTGATGAGATACCGCCTAAATTTTGCACGTTAATCACTTCCACTTTCAGTTCGCCGTTATTCGTGCTGGCGTTTTGAAGAATCATATGGATTCCAGCAGCGTGAAGATTGATTGTCGATAACAGACCAGCGATGCGATTTCCCGTGTCTTCGGTCAGACTCGCCTTAACTGCAGATGCCCCCGTCCACTCTTCACCCATTCCTGCTCCGGCATATCCAAGTTTTTCAAGCGCATCCCATATGGTCTTCATCAATTCCTGCAACGTGCCGCTTGCGTCTTGAATCCCGGCGAGCTCTTCCGCGGATATAACGCCGTCTTGTAACGCGGCCACGAACGCTTCGGATAATCCTTGCATTGCGGACTGTGCAACATCGGAAGCCAGGAACGCACGAATCAATGCGCGTTTTGTCATATCTTCGAGAGAATCGGCGAATCCTGTCACAAATTCCTCGTAAGTGTTCGCTTGCAGTGCGCTTTCCATCGATGATGCGAGGTCTTCAACACCTACGCCCATTGCAGTTGCCACGGACGCAGCGGTTGCCTTGAGCTTCTCTTCTATCTCCGCGATCTGTTCGTCGATCTTTTTGCCGAACCCGAGTAACCCCAGCGTGAAGAAGTCCGCGATTGCCGCGCCAACGCGCGCACCTCGCAGTTCGTTTAGCTTAGCCTGATTGGATTCAAATTCCTGAAAGTCTTTGAGTGTTTGAGCGAGATTCGACATCCCCAAATCCCACTTCGTCTTTTGCGACAACTCGTTGATCTTTTCGAACGCCGCGAGCACTTCGGCGACGCGTTTCCCAATCTCTTGTATCGCCCACGACGCGATGGCCATCCCTATATCAGCGGAAAGCATTTCGAGATCTTCAAACGGGGAAACCAACCGAGACGTGCCATCTTCCATTTCCTCAACGGTAAATTTCATCGTGTCAAGGATGGAGCCAATCAGTGAACCAACCTCACCAAACGCTGAAAACTCGCTGGCGATTGAACCAATGATCGTGTTCAAGAAGTCCGCTTGTTTCTGCAAGAGTTTACGCTGCCGCTCAAGTTGCTTCTCTCGTTCTTTCTCTGCGGCTTCCGTCGCGTCGAGTTCGGCTTTGTATTGACCCAACTCGCCGGTAACGAGTTGCCACGCTTCCGATCCGATTTCGCCCGCTTTGATCATCTCTTCTTGGTATCCTTCGAGCGTGTTAACAAGGCTGCTTAGTGACGAGTTATACTTTTCTGTGTCACCGGTTGATTTGTAGTAGTCGAGCAACCGTTTTGATTCGGAGACTTGTTTTTGCACGTCCGCGAGTTTGCTTGTTTTCTCTTTTGCACTCTCGATTTTGTCTTGAAGCATTGCAATATCTTGTAACAGGTTCTTCCATTCCTGCGTGCCTACCAAACCCTCATCAATCATCTGTTCTTGCAACCGCTTCGCTGCGGTAAGCGCGCCTTGATAAGAGGACGCCGCGTCTTCCTTTTGCCCTAAGTCGGTATATACACTCGCACGGTTTAGTTCTTTGTCCAGCGTCGCGGAATATTCCGATAACGCGGATGAGAGGTCAAACCCCGATATCTCACCAAGTGCCGTCTTGAGCAATCCGATCTTTTCAAGTATCTCGTCAATCACTTGCTTTGATACGGTACCTTCTTCCACGGCTTTTAGCGCGAGACTTTCCAAGGAGCTGATCAGGCTTTCGTAATAGCTTCGGAGCTTGCCTTGATCGCCAGCTTGCTCTAAAAACTCAATCCCGCGGCCGGCTTCTTCGAGCGATTGCGTAAGCGCATTTCTTAATTGCGCGTCACTTTGAGCCTGAGCGGCATACTTCGCCATCCGTTCATAGTAAGAGAGGAGTGATCGCACTATACCGAGCCGTATCTTTTCTCCTATTGTGAGTTCTTCAGTTGTGCGAACGATACTTTCTTCGTAGGTACGGAGAGCCGCAATCTGCTCGTTTATCTCTTCCATCACGGCGTTTACGTTGCCATCCCGAAGATACTTTCCGATAATAGCGGTCGTTTCTTTGAGTTTGGCTGCGTAAGCGTTTACCTGTGCGGCAGCGAGTTCAGCGTTTAACTCTTTTATCTCCCCGGTAAGCGCAGCCACCTGCTCAGATTCGTATCCCCATGTGATTGCCGCTTGTTCGCGACGCTGTTTGAGATAGTTCACGTATTGTCGCATCTGTTCGGTTGCATAATCGTTATCGCCGAGTTGTTCGTATAGAGCGATCAACCTGGTGTATTCATCTTCCATCGCTTTTGTTTCTTGTTCAAAGTCCGTCTTGCGCTTTTTTTCAAGATCCGTCCGCATCGCTTCGAGTTCAGCTTCTTTGGAAAGCAATATCCCTTGGATAAACAATGTGGATTGTTCGAATCCCCCTTGTTTTGCGACGGCCTCGCCTTCTTTCATCGTTGCAATAAACCTTTCAAGAGCATCGCGCTTTACTTCAATATCTGTCGTTTCCGCTATCGCCCGATCAAACGCATTCACTTGCGCGGATAAACTGCCAAACATATCCATATCTCCGATTAAAGCATTGTAGTACGCGAGGGACTTGGTTAACGATTCAATGTCCTTCTTTACCGCCACGATGTTCAAACCAGGAAAGAATTGCCCGAAGTCTTTATCTGTAAGCATTGTCTTTGACTTTATGAGCGCGGATATCATTTGCTCGGTAATGGTTGCCGCTTCTCGTGTATACTCGCCGCGGAGCCGTTCCCGCTCTGTTTCGTCTTTGACTGTGTCATCAAGAGCCACATTTGCCGCTTGAATCTCGTTATACCGCGTTTGTAATCCGAGAAGTTCGGCATTGAGTTCTTCGTATCCGGCAAGATTGGCATACGTCATAGCCCCTTCCTTATCCCCGTATTCGAGAGCGAGGTCCTCCATCTGTCGGTATACGCCGATCAACCTGTTGTAGAATTCTTTCCGCTTGTTGTAGGACAGTGCCGCGTCGCGGGCATTGGCGGCGAGTTCTTGCCTTTCTTTCGTAAGGTTTTGAAATATCTGTTCTTGCTGATAAAGGAACGCGTCAAGCCCCGGATCTTCTCCAGCCACGTATGTCGTGCCTGCGATTTGCGTGCGCATTTTGCCACCGAGTTGTTTGTATCTTGCTTCGAGGCGGCTTTCGTCAAACGTGTATTCCGGCGTAATCTGGATGGTTATCTCCGTTTCTTTCGCTGACTCCTGCGCCGCGGTTCCGATTTCCGTTACAAGCCCTTCAATCGATTCTTGAGCGTTCTTGACCTTGAGTTCGCCATCTATCGTGTATTGAGTAAATAACGGGTTATTCTCGAGTGCGGTTTGCCACGAAGCGTTAAACTCTTTCAATAATCCGGTCGTATCAATTTTCTCTGCAGTAAACGATATCGTTTCGACCGGTAAAACAAGACTTGCTTTTATCAATCGACTGCCGAGTTCTTCTTTCATACTGGCAAGCAACACGGCAAGTTGTTCGAACATTAAATCAATCTGTTCCTTAGTTGCGTCATCCGCATACTGATGAGCGCCGGAACGCCGCAGTTGGTTGAATTTCGCGTTGAGGTTTTGATACTTATACCAAATCGCATTCAAGTTTTCATCGGTAGCTAATTCCATGTCGTTGTTAAGGCTCTCAATAGATTCCTTTACCGATTGGACTTCTTCCAACGCCTTAGACCCGAACCCCACCTTAACTTTATCGATTGCTGCCGCATGAATCGTCAATGTTGATTTTAGAGCGGTAATCTTTTGTTCTAAGGCTTTATAATCTTCGCGCTCGGCAGCATCAGCGTATTCGGCCTTGACAGCTTCAAGTTCCGTATCCAGTTCGCTCAATTCTCGGAGCATACTGCCATAGTTTGAGATCATATCCCCGAGATAACTGCCTGCGATCAGCACGCCTTCATAATCTTTAACGCCTTTTTCCAACGTGCTTTGCGCGACCTTGGAGCTCGCTTCGAGTTGTTTCGATAGAGAGTTTATCGTTTTTATTTGTGCGTTGAGTGATTTGGCTTTCGATGATAGAAGCTTGTCAATAGAAGCTTTTTCGAGAGCTTCTTTTGTCTTGTTATAAGTATCCCAAACCGACGAAGGGTCGATTTGTAATCCTGTCAATGGATCACCATACATCTTTTGGACATCTTCCGCTGCGATGATGCCGTTGGCAGCCATCGTTTTGAGATTGCTTAAGATTTCTTTGTTTGCTTCTTCAATCATGCCAAGCACGGACTGGGATATCTCTTCTACCGTTTTTCCGTCCTTGAGCCCGCGATCCATTTCGAGTACAATGTTACGTCGCCAGAAATCGGCGGTGTTCTTTGCGGATTCTTTGAGTGTGGAGGTTGCATAGTCTATCTGAATGTCTGCTATTTGAACGTCAAACTGCATATCTTTAAGTTTACTTTCAAGCTCGTATACAATGCCATACTTCTCGTCAATGGTTTTTATTATCAGATCAAGGTCTTCATAAACCGATCCGACCATCTTCGTTCTGGAATAGTATTCACTCATCTTCTGCGGTTGTGCAAGGTTGAACATAGTTTTTAGAGCGTCAAGCTGTTTCTTATAGGTGCCTGTAAACGTCTTTAATTGTTGCTCGATTTCTTTTTGTTTATCTGGTGTCGGTGCGGTCGATTCCCAGATCTTTTCGATATTTTGTTTGAGTTTTCCCGCCTCTGCCGCGAATTTCTTGACATCCTCAAAACTTCCGATGACAGGGTCGATTTCTAATTTCTTCTGTTTGAACTCTTCTTTCAGACCCTCATACGTAGTAATTGCCTTCGTTGCTTCCGCTACTTGCTTGTATAACGCGCTCTCTTGCATCTTCTCTTGATGCCGGAGTTCATCTGATATACGCTTAATCTCTTCGTACTGCAACGCGTACCCATCGGCTCCCCGCACTATCATCTCTGCCAAGTTCTCATTTTGTGCGATCAATTCCTCAATCTTCGAATCCAGATCAGTGGCGGTGTCTGTCGTATCATCAAACGCTTCGTTATACGCTTCCACCAGCGAGATCAATTCGTTAGTGTCCATTTGCCAGTCTTGCGTATTCTGACGTGCTTCTTTAATGCCGTTTATCGTATCTTGGAGCGATTCAATCATACCGGCGAAGTCGAGCTTTTCGAGCGAAGCGAGCATCGTTCGAAATTTATCCACATTGAATATCGCGTCTTCCGATTGCTGCCTGAATATTGAGAACAGAACCGTTACCCCGGCAACAGCACCACCTATTCCAAGCATGACCAGACTCAATCCACTAAACCCGCCTGCCAGCGCGCCGATTGCAGAGATGAGAGCTTTGAACCCTATTAGTAACGCCCCGATGGCACCTGACGCCCCGGCTATACCAAGAGCAATCACCGAACTCTCATCGAGCTTCGATGCCCACGTGGCTATTGCCGTGCCGAGGTCGACCAATACTCCCTGAACCCCCTGCAATTTATCCCCGAGATTAGCTTTCGCCGCTTCCATCGTGGAATTGAACTGATCTATCTTTTGCTGCACACCTTTCATTTTTTCAGCGGCTCTCTCGGCGTAACCAACTAACTCAATGCCGCCGGAAAAACTCGCCCCGACTTTGTCCAGCACATCTTTAACGCTGATCCCGTATTCCTTTGCTGTTTGTACGAGCCCGTCAACAAACGACAGCATGTCTTCGGAACGCCTCTTGTCTGCCTCCGTTAAACCAGTGAACTCGATTGCGAGCTTGGCTGCCTTATCTGTCCCGACAGAAGCCACAAGCGCGTCTATTGCGTTCTTCATTGTTCCAGCTTTGAGGTTAAACTCGTCATCCACGGCGTCAAGCGCAGTTACGAATCCCTTATAATCTGTACTCTCAGGCGCTTGCGATATCTCGAACAGCCGTTGGTAAATCTTGTCTATCGGTTCGTCTTTTCCGCCTACCTTAACCGCCAGACTGGACAACGCGGACAAGAACGCAGGAAATGTCATCCCCTGTCCAGCCGAGTCTACGGCCTGTATTGTGCGGATGATTTCGTTTACCGGCGTGGTGAGCTTTCCTTGAGATACGAGGTTGTTTAGGGAGTTGACGATTCCGGAGAAATCAAACCCCGCTTTGTTGACCTCGGTGAGTTTGTTTTGTATGGTTTCAATCGATTTCTTAAGGTCTTCATCACGTTGATAATCCGCGAGTTTGGTCGCGATGTCGGTAAAACTAAGATTATCCCCTAACGTGTCATCTACGGTGAGTAACGTCGTGCGGATATTATTGGCGGATAATCCAAACTTGGTCTTAACTTCCTCCATGTTTCCAAGTAACCAGGAGTAATCAAGGTTCTGCGTTTCTTCGTCAGCTTTTAGCCCGGCAATAACTGCCGCAATTGGTTTCTTGGTTTGGTCTGCAAGAAACGTCGTGATACTCATCATCGTGCCGAAATTCACGCCGGTATTTGCTTTCGCAAACGCGCTGATAACGCTCGTTAGTTTGCCCGCGTCAAGTTCTGCTATCTTCGATTGAAGATCGCCGATTTCCTTTGCCGCGTCTTCAAGCGATATATCAAGCTTGTTCAGATCGGTGATGTCTTGTATAATGTCTGCCACGCTGCCGTCGAGATCGCCCGCGAGTGTGTTCATCACCGTTGATATGCGGCTCATGTTGATCGTTGGTTCCGTATTCAAACGTTTTACCGCGTTGATAATGTTTTGTACCGTTGTGTCTGCTTTACCGGCTTCTGCTTCCAGCGCCGTCATAATCGCACCGTAATTTAGATCGCCAACTTCCGGCTGCGTGTCAAGAATGGCGTCAATCACTTGCTGCATCGATACGCCCGCACTATTGGCCACGCTCTTTAGCGTGCGAGCGAGGGTAAGAGCGGGGATCAGTGTTTGCGAAGCCGCGCCGGAGATGGTCTTTACCGCTTCCGTCAGTTCCTCCGGATGCAACCCCAACTGTGTCGCGATGGCAACCAAATCGTCGTATAACTTTTCGAGCCGCGGTGCCTTCGCCCCGGCTTGTTCGGCCAGTTCGTTCAAATTAGCCGTGATCGTCCCGGCGGTATCCGTAATCCCGGCGGTTGACCCCGCGATGGCATCAACGGTAATGTTCACCTTCTTACCGGATAGTTGTTCGAGCTCGTTTGATGCGCGCTGGATAAACGTGTTCTCAACGTTCTGCTGTAACTTCCCGACGATCGCGTCGATCTTGCCGGTCATTAAATCGGAATTGGTTATAAACTCATTCAAACCCGTTCCAGCAAGCGAGAAGATACCCTTTTGAGCTTCTATGCTTGTAAATAAGCCAGATAACTCTTGAACGTTGCCTTTTGTTTTTTTGGTGAGGTCATCGATAAACCCGGCGAATCCTTTAGCTTGTAGCCCGGCAAGTGAAAACTCAACTCCAAGGCGTTGAGCTGTTACCTGTGCTTCGGCAGATGGCGATATGATTTGTGTAAGCGCCGCGTTGATGTATGTCATCGCGTTTCTGGCGTGTATCCCGCGTTTTGTAAGCGTAATGATCGCCGCGCTAACCTCTTCGAGCGATACCCCGGCAATGGCAGCCGTCGGTGCAACCATTCCGATAAACCCGCTGAACTCTTCAAACGTCATTTTCCCTTGCTCAATTGCGTAGAATATGATGTCCAGTTTTTGCGTTAAGTCTTTGGTAGAAATGCCCCAAGCATTTTGAACAGTTGTCAAACCATCGACGGCGGTTTTAAGATCCGTTGCCCCGGCAATAGCACCACGAGCAGCCACTTGGAGAAAATTCAACCCTTCGGATGTCTTAACTCCTGCGGAATAAGCCTCATACAACGCGCCCGCGATCTCTTTGCCTGTATAGGGTATTTGTGTTGACAGCGAAAGAACTTCGTTTTTGAGATTCTTAAACTCCTTCTCGGTAAGTCCGGTAATGCTCCATACGCCTCGCATTGCATGGTCAAACTCATTCGCCGTCTTTGCTATATCTTTAAGCGCGTTTGTAAACCCAAACCCGGCGGCGAGTGTCCCTGCCAATCCAGCCACGGTGTTCATAAGTTGTCCGAAGCGTGCCTCTGCGTTATTGGCCGCTTGGTTGAATCCTTCGCTGTTGATTCCTATCGTGTAAAATAGCCTATCAATCTCAACTCCCACGCTTCTCACCGCCTATCGAAATTCCGAAGAGCTTCTCAATTTCTTTCTCTTGTTCTTTCTCGTCCAAATCTTCAAGTCGGATAGTGCCGGTTTTTTTATCCGAATCTTTCTCGTATATCTCTTTGGCTGCTTCACTGAGCAGGATCAATTGTTTGGCACTTAATCCCCAAACGATGTAGTCTATTGTCCATCCCATTCCGCTTGCAACGGAGTAGATCATTCGCGTGTACCGGAGAGCGCTCCTTCGAGGTCGAGGTTCTGCCCCACCCGAAGGAGAAGCATCAAAAAATTTGATAGATCACTCATTTCGAGTATCTTCCAAAGTAACCCAGTAAACTCGGATAACTCAAGTCCCCACTTAACCTCTTCCGCCGTGATTGCAATGTCTCTTGCGTCAAGTGGTTTGTTGTTGATGATAAGTGCAATAACTTCGGTTGCCGCGTCAAAAAGCGTGTCATTCTTTCGGTTCATAATCGAGGTGTAGATGCCTTGTATCAAGTCCCCCACAATCTTTTGGAGCGTTACCGATTCCTTGTCGTACTTCTCCGGATGAAAGTCGAGTTCATCGAATATCACCTTCAACCTTTGCGCCACAAGAGACGACACGCCGATCGAAGGGGATTTGATCGGGTATTTTTTTGGACCTATCTTTATCTCAGCGGGTATATTCCCGATTGCTTGCAACTCGCTTTTCTTATTTTTTTTGGGTGTAGCAGCCATACTCGTTACCCTCTCCTTTTAGAAAAAATGCCCCGCATACTATTGCGGGGCTCTTGTTGAACGTTATTCTGTTATTAAGAGGACAACCACTTCATTTGCATCGGCGCACCGGAATTTGGAGCGAGCACCGTGCCTTCAAGCGGCAATGTAGAGGCGTCGTCGCGGTTGAGCGACAGTTCCGAATTTCCTTTGAACTTACAGCGAGGGATAATTATCTCGAGTTGTTTGCCGGTACTTCCTATCGCTACGGTGACAATCTTTACTGCCCGTTCGATTCCGTTCGGCAGGTTAGGAATGGTTACCGTGTCCGCCAACGCGCCTGTTCCTACGGTTCCCGCGAACGCAATCGCAAGGTTGGCCGCTTTCAGGTCAAGCAAGTTAAGCGTCAATGTTTTCGGCGCTTTTTTGATACCAACATATTCCGGGTCAGCGCTCTGGTCAGATTCAACGATAAATTCTTCGACTTCCTGCCGAATGCTTCCCCCGCCGCGTGTCTTCCCAAGGTCCACGGTCAACGCTCCGGTCGGCCACGTTGCCAGTGTCGTCAGTGAAGAAGCCGCCGCAATGTTTACGCTTTCAATGTTAAATGCAAAGTCTGCCATGTTTTCACTCCTTTGTTGTTATTTTGTATCTCATAATTTGAAAAGATTCATCCGTGTTTGCTTGATCCGTCACGATCCCTTCAATGTTGTACAATTCCAAGTAAATCGGGGCCCCCGAGGTAGTGTATTCCGTGTCAGAAAGGGCGCCCGCAATTATTGCTTTCAAAGCTCCAAGCCGTGCGATATTCGGCGTTATTCCGTTGTAGTTCGGCGTGTACATCATTATCCAGAGCTGCGCGGTTTGGAGCGTTTCTAAAAAATTTCCCTTGAGAAGCAACACAAACCGTTCGCCAGTTGCTGTGTGGTAATGCTTATAAGTCGCTATGCCGGTCGGTTGTAACTTCTTATAGATTGCCGTCAGTATCTCATCGTGCAACATCATTTGACCGCCTTTTTCAACGCCTGATCCAACAACTTCATCACCGGGGATGCTTGAACCGATCCGGATAATACCGTGTATCCCTTGGCCTCGACGTATATTCCGTACTCCATCCCAGCGAAAACAACGCACGCGTACCCGTTATCCGGTACTGCTTGCTCAAAAATCGATTTTGCCGTTAATGCGTTACCGCGCGATTCGGAATGTCCGCCATCGTCGTGTATCCAGTCAAGAAGTTTTCGATTTTTGTATATTGCGTATCCGATGCTGTTACGAAGGTTTGCGGTTCTGTCAGTGTAACTCCCGTTGTCCCGTGCCCAGTTCACCGCCTCTTGCCCGATCCGATGGAGCGTTAACACGATAGCGTCATCACTCTTGGCGAGCTTTGCTCTCAATGCGTCCGCCAACTGTTTAGGCGTGCGGTTCCAAGACCCTGTACTATTTGCAGGCATTGAGTACGATCTCCTTGTGTACCTTGTAAGGCAACACGGCCACAACGGTGTACGTGGTATCCAATATCGCGATTTGATCTCCGACAACAACATCCACATCTCCGCGATAGTACAGTTTTCGGTGATCGTACTTGTACCCGCCCGTCTCGTCTATCTGAAGATGATTGCCGCGCGTTGGCTGGAAGTCTTGCTCGTTGAACGTTATCGGCCTTGAAGATTGAATTGGCACGGGATTCCCGGAAGCATCCATAACCAATTCGGAGTGTGTCAACGTGCCGGTCATGATAACTCCTGATAACGCCTTCGGATTGATTGCGCCATCTCGAAGAGATACCGCTTGTCGTAATCCTCGTCCACGCTTCCTTGACTGTACTTCTTGTACTTCTCGGGATTTCCGGCAATCGCTTCGAGTAATGCCGCTTTCGCAAGCATTATGTTAGTAATGTCTTCGGTTGCCTCGCCCGTTGGTGTAAGCCCTTCGAGTGTCAAGAACGCGTTGTATTCATCATCTGTGAATATTGCGTTGTCAGAGTCAAGGAACACGGTCTTAAGAAGCGCTAAGTTCGTCACGGGCAACACCTGCCTTGAGCATCGCACCCCGTAGTTCCGGCGTTACCTGATAGCTCTTGCCTTTGTGATAACGCATTATGCTGTCACGGCACGTTTTTGTGATGATCACCGTGCAGTACTCTGGCTGCGGTTCGGGTTGTGGTTGCGGCTTGTATACCGGTATCAGTTCCGGTTCGTGTCGCGGTACGGATATGATTTCGGCTTCCGGTGTTGATGTTGGTGTTGGTTTCGTTTTCGGTTTGCTTTTGTATGCCATTTCTCACCTCACAGGAGGCTTTATGCCCCTTCACTATTCCTTGCTGTGTACCGTCGCGATAAAGACTTGATCAATTAGCTCAAATGAGGGCAGACAGAGCTGAGATACAACGGTTTCAACGTTCACGGGGATGTCGACTTTTTTGAGAGTTGTCACGGCCACGCCGGTGTCCACAATGGATACACTCGCGCCCGGCGTGTTTTGAAGATCGGCTTCTTCCGGGGTTGTTCCAAAGTAAACGTTTCCGAGCGGTGTAGGTGGTAACAGCGTGAATATCTCGTCCGCAAAATAAGCCGTCGCGGTTCCGCTTAGTGAATACTTCTTGTTGTAAATGGCGATCGTGATGCCGAGTTCTTCATACAAATACGCTCGCACGTTTTTCTCGTTTACGAGCCGGTCAGTCGTGTTGAAAGCCGCAATAACAGAAGCCGTCTTACCGATGTAGTTGAACGTCTTTCGGGAGCAGATCGCCCGTGTCGGCCGAACGCCGGTATCATCTTCAATTGTGTCTTGCCAACCGCGAATATCCCCTACGGGGTCAGCAGTAGCCGTCTGTGACCATCTTTTAGTAGTAATCAACGTGTCTTGATGATCCGAGTCGCCGTTGTAGTCGTAATCGAGCGGAGTGTGCCCATCTGTAATCGATATCTTGAACGTTTGTAGAAGTTGCATTATCATCCGTTCGCGCGCGACTTTTGCCCCGGCGATCAGTTCAACTTCGTCTTTAAAAATGTTCCCGAGCGTGATATCAATAAGTGCCTGATTCCCCGTCGCGAGTACGCGTTGCAACTCTTGCCGGTCTTTTTCCTTGATATACATTCCTTCTCGGAAGAACGGGAGTTCGGTTTCAATCTTTTTAATTCCGATTCTGTCCCGGAACGGCACTTTTGCGTCGAAGCTCGATGTTTTGAGCATAACAGGCAATCCTTTAGACCCGCGGAACCAAGATAAATCGATCCCGATCTGCTTTTTGAACGGGAAAAGCGATTCGCCGAGGTAAGGCAGCTTGTTGCTTCCGGATTCGTCCCAGTACGCCGCAATCTCTTTCGCGGTAATTAAGTCGAATAAGTTATTAGCCATATCTCACACCTGCCTTATGATACGAACGTGATGTTCTTCAGAACAGCTTGCGCTTCCGAACATACCACGGTTGGTAAGTTTGCCCGATTGATAAAGCCGTGTACCACCATTGTCCCGGCTGCATCCCCGTTTGTTACGTCTACGTCCCAGAGTAAGATTCCTTCCGCGTCTTTCGCGTTCCCGTCCTTTCCACCCGCTAAAGCCGTCGCGGCTTTGGCTGCCACTACTGTCGCGCCTGTCCCTGACTTGGCGGCAGTCACAACCGTTCTGGCCGCGAGATGCGCGTTCACGGCGGTTACCACCTGCGCGGCGGTTGTCGTAAGCGCGGACGAGGTGTTCGTGGCAAGGTATACGTTGATCGTATCTGCCGCAATATCAACGCTTAAAGCAGCGCTCGCCGTGCTTGGATCCAAGAAAGCTACTTTAATTGCGTTGCCGGTTGTCCCCGGGGTGACTGCGGTGAATGTTACCGCGCCGTTCGCGTTCGTCCCGAAGGTTATGGATGCGGCTACCGACGGCGTGTTCTTCACGACCACGCGTTCGCTCGGATTCAGCAACGCGGATTTGCTCGTGCCTCCAACAACCGTCCCGGCGGGTACGATATATTTGCCGCTGTCGCTGTCGGCACTTACGCCTGCCGTGCTGACCGTTACTGCGTGCGCAACGTAATGGTCGTATTTGAGTATCTCTTTCTGACTTGTGTAAGTCGTTTCTAAGAATTTTGACATCTTGTCATCTCCTTTGTTTAAGGTTCTTTGAAGTAAATCGTGGAATCGGGTTCTTTGGGTTCCAGTCGAGCCAACCGCTTACCGAGTGATTCGCCAGTTGAGTTTGTCGGCGACTTGACCCCTTTTACGCTGATCCCCGCGCCCTGTATCTCTTTGATCTTTTCGTCCACGTAAGTGTCCAGTAGTTTTTTGAAGGTCTTAACGTTGTCTTCCGCTTGATCCGGTGTACCTGAGATAGGCAGGATATAATCCGCGAATGCCGATGGCACTTTGTGTTCGGCCAGCTTTGCACTCACGCGCAGTTGGATTCGTTCGGCTTCGAGTTCCTTCCGTTCGTTCTGCGTCTGCTCGATCTGCATCTTGTAAAGTTCCTCGAACTTCTTCTCGGCTTCCAACTTTGCGCGTTCGGTTTCTTGCTTCGCTTTTTTTACTTTGTCTTCCTGCTCTTTTTCCCACTGCGTTTTGAGATTTCTTTCGCGTGTTTCGATTGCCTTGGCGATTGCTTTGTCAAGATCGGATTGCGTATATCGCGATTCACCTTGCGCACTCTCATTTGTTGCTTCCACAGCAGTACCGTTGATGACGTTCCCGCTCGTTTCTTCCATTAAAAATCACTCCTCGTTGTATTTTTGATAGTATCGTTTTGCAGATAAGAAAAGCGGTTCCGCGAACCGCGCCATCTCTTCTTGTCTTGTGTTGTTTTTAAGATACTGCGGATAGTTGCCGTCGGCGTAATACTCACCGTAACGATGAAAATGATTCGCGACCATCAGCGCTTTGACTTTTGCGTTATCGTTCTCCTGTTTATCCCATTGTATTTCTGGCAGGTATTCTCGCACGTCGAAGTGATCCACGATGTAGTTGAGAATTGCGTTGATCGATCGAATATACATCTCGACGTTGTGCGAGTCGCTTCCGCCGTGTACGCGGTAGTGCCCAAGGTTTCTCTCAATACATCGATAACACATTCCGTTGCGTAGATTATTAAGCAATGATAGTGTATCCACCTCGCTTCCCAGATACGATACGTGTCCGCACTTCCGAATGAATTTGGTACGGTATAAACCCTTGGTTGTTATAACCGCACTGCCGCCGTTATGGTACATCTGAGCGATTGCGACGGTCGGTGGAACATACCGCGCGCCCCATTCTTCTGTGGCCCGCCCGTCTTCGAAATGCACAGATGATCCGCTGTATACGAAGTCGAGCGTCGCATCTTTTTGAAACTCACCCAGCATCAACTCAATCGCATCCGGTTCAAGCCAGTCGTCGGCGTCGTAGTGCATATAGTATTCCCCGTTTGCGCGTTTGAGCAATTCGAGGAATCCTCGCCTCGCACCTCCGCTGTTGTCCTCATGGATGATCGACTTGATTTGGTTCCCATAGCTCGTAATCACGGCGACTGATTCGTCTGTTGATGCGTCATCGTCTACGATGATCTCAATGTCCGGATACGTCTGCCCAAGCATCGAATCTATACATTGTTTGAGATACCGCCCGTAATTGTAGTTGGTAATCCCAATTGTCACCAGTTGCCTTTTTTCCATTTACGCGCCCTTTCTTTTTTTGCGGGCTCTTTGGCAATCAGACCCGCGCAGAACCCCACAATCAATCCGAGCCCTATCCCGATTAGGAATAATACAATGTGCATAATTCGATAACCACCTCGTTTCTCCAATAAAAAACGGGCCCGCAGGCCCGCAAGGGAGGGTATGTATGAAAAAAGCCCGTATTGGGGCTATAGGGAATCTACAAATTCTTCAACGCTATCCATCTCGGACGTGAGATAACACATACAGTGTGGATGAGCCGGTTGTCCGCCATAAGGCACCGCGTTCTTCGGGTACACCCCCGGGCCAAGCCCGACGTCCGCGTCTGCCAGATCATCGCAGATGTCAACCTCCGGATGACTCCCGGAAAGATTCCACTTGATGCCCTTCACAAACGGCAGCTTCTTCGTCATCTCAACGTATGAGCCGCGCCACGCTCGCTGTATCTCCGTTCTTGCAACTCTCATCGCGTTATATCGCATCGTCTTGCGAACGTACCTGTCTATCACTTTGCGTGCGCCAGCGGGTGATAAGCCTTGAAGTTGCTCTTGAATATACCTTGGGATCGAAGGTTCCAGTTGCGCTTGCGTGCGTAATATCTGGTTACGAACCTTCTTTGCACTCATTCCAGTTTGGAGTGATGCCGTCAGTATCCGCTTCACGTCCTCTGCTGTTTTATCCGCGAGCTTCCAGATGCGTTGGGATAGCTTGATACCGTCAATCGCCGGTTTGTCCATCACCCACGCAGTAGCTGCGTAGTTGGTTTGCGTCATGTTTTTCCAGCGGTTTTGCACAAATTCAAACAGCTTGATATCCTCCGCATCTTTCTCGAACTTGTACTTCTTTGATTCGTACCGAAATCTCGCCGGAAGTTGTTTGTATAACTCCGTGTAATAGGCTTGTGTGAGCTTGTCGTCCATATCGTCAAAGGTTTTCTCGAATAACTTTGTAAAGTCTTTTCCGTATTCCTTTGCCGCGTTTTTAAGCGTAGAACTGAAAATGGCGGTAAGTGTCCCGTTATCAAAGTCTATCTTGTCCACGGCTCTTTCAACGTTGTTAAAAAAACGGTTGAGCACACGCCCGTATCTTTGCTCGAGCTTCTTGGTTATTTCAATGTCAACGCGCCTCTGCATCGCTATCAACCGCTTGTTCTTCCGCCGCCCATTGCTTGTCGTACACGTCCTCTTCTTCGGCTTGCTCTTTAATCCGCTTCAACACAGGGGCAGGGTCAATCGAGAGCGCCTTGCATATCTCTTCTGTCGCGGTCTCTTTATCAACGATTCCGGCGCCGACGGCTACCGCAAGATTGGCAATCAATTCTGACGGGTTTTTGGGTATTATTGACTCGTAGGATATAACCGCGTCGTTTTTGGATCCAAGCATCAGCGAAGCATACTCAAATACCTTTTCAAGCCCGATTTTGAGGATTGAGCGATAACGCGAGATAATTGAGGTTAGGCCGGTCAGCTTCATTTCAAACGCGTATCCTGATTGTGCTGCGCCTTGCGACACTTGTACGAGCATGATCTCTGGATAATCGTTTTGAACCTGCTCGATCAGCTTATCTTTCTCGCCGGCCATAACCTTCATCACGCTCCCGGACATCTCGAGGAATTGCATCTGACCGCCGTCAGGAACCGGGACGAAGCGCATCTGCCTGACTGCTTTGGTGTCTTCACGCTTCTCTTCGTCTTTTGATTGTAACGACTCGGAGTTGAGCCGCACGTTCCCCCACGCAAGAGGATCAGAATGGAGCTTGCCAATCGCTTTGATATCCGCGTGATACTCGTTGATCTCATCCAACGTATCGATCAGATTCTCGATCCGGGATACCGCGTCTTCCTCGGCCTTCTCGGCGGTGAACTCAACTAACGGAATAAAACCCCAGAGATTTGGGAGTTCCGTTACCTCTTCATTCACTTTCTGAATGATTCGATCGGGGAAGTATTCTTTCTCAATCTTTTCTTCTTCGGTGTCTATTTTGATCTTCGCGTAGGTGATATTCCCGCCAGCATCGTATTTGATCTCTGGAATTTCGTCAGAGATAAGAACGGCGAGAAGTACTTCATCTTCGACCTTGGCAATATCCACCCATACGCGCCCTTCGAGCAGTATCTTGAGTGTGAGGTTCTCCTTCGAATATTCCCAGTCGTTCGACGCGATGATCGTTTCGGCAACCTTGCCGGTAATGTTAAACCCCTTAAGAATCATCGACACGTCCATGTTGATAATCAGCGGTGCGGGGTTATATATCTTCTTCACATTCCACGGGAGCGAGCGATCCGTCCGGTATTCTTCATCGTATGCCTTGCCTTGGTACAGCTTCCATAAGTTAGTCTTCACTTGTCACCACCTGACCGTTGTGATATCTGTTGCCGTTCGCTTACCGATTCCGGTGTGTATCGCATACCGTATCGCGTCCATCGCGTGGTCGTTGTATTCTACCGGTATCTCGAGCGTGTTGCCGTCTTTGTCCTCTTTGTATTTATATGCTTGTATCTCTTTGATCGTGTTAACACATTCGCTGTATATATG